TGATTATCTCTTTTTTTCCACCACTAAGATAAGTGATTTATCTGACATGGCAAAGATCTGTGTAACTTTTTGTTGCTCAGGTCTTTTTTTGTTTGCAAATTTCTAATGGTTGCGGATTTAAGGTTAATCACTTATTTTGTAAATTTGCACAATCGGTAAAATTGTCATCGCAATTTATTTCCCGATTGCGATGCAAATTTACACATAATGTTTGGATTCCCAAACAAAACGTTCGGATATTTACTGTTAAAAAATATTAACGACAAAATTCATATTTAATTATGATTGATAATCAACGATTTAAAGATGTGTTTGCGTATCTGCGTGAAAACAAGCACGTTCGCAATCAACAAGATTTCACCGAACGCATCGGTTCGGACAAATCAACCGTGTCGCAAATCATGAACGACCGCATTTCGATTCCAAACAATCTGTTTGCCGGTGTTGCAAATGCGTTTCCGTTCATATCCGAAGAATGGTTACGCACCGGAATCGGAACAATGTTGAAATCGACATACACGCAACAAATTTTCGGGGACGGACAAACGACACAAACCGGTAACATCACGACCGATTCGCCGGCATTGATTATCGCATTGCACGAAATAACGGCGATGCGTAAAATGTTGGCTGACGCCTTAAATGCTAATCAACGGACGAACGACCGATTATTGTCATTGTTGGAAAACTTGCAATCGAAATAAATCACGATGTATTGATGCCACTTATTAAGCACCGCCGACACAACCGGCACGGTGCATCATCATTACAGACCGAAATCATCAAAATCATTCATGTATATGCAACGCATCATCATCATTTTAATCATCCTCGCGATTGCGTGTTTCGCATTAGCCGGAGTAATCAACAAATTTGAAAAACGTCTCAAACAAAAATCTGCGCAACGTACATCCGTGCCGCCGGTTTCATCATCGCAAACCGTTCAACAACGGCGAATGTCGGCGCGTTTCAAAATCGAATATCCTAATCGATTGCGGATTTATGAGGATTCAAAACGACTCGCATCAACGACAAAAAATTTCGATGTGATGAAAAGTCGGTGCGATGAAATCGCCGGTTACTACGATTGGTTGCAACCGTTCATCGATGCCGGGTTGCCAATTTCGGCAAATATGAGCAACGATGAATCACACGCCGAATTGCGGTCGTTTTTCAATCATCATGCCGTGAGGATTGCAAAATCAATTGTCGAATCATCCGACACGGTGCGCAAGCGCAAAAACAAATTGCCTATACTTGAAAACATCAAATCGCAATTGTGCGATGCGCGTAACACAATCGAATGTCAAACCGAAATCGATGCGTTGATACGCTCGATTGAATCCGAATGAAGAACATGAAAAAAGCATTTTATTTCATCGCCGCAATCGTGATGATGTGCATGATGACGGCGTGCGAATCGAAAAGCGTGTCGCAAGGACGCGATTTGTATCGCAAATATCTTTACAAAACGGCGATTGTGCCGGATGAGTTGAAAATTTACGATGAGTCATTTGTCGAATCCGATGACGGATATTCGGTCGAGTGGACGGTCGATGTCGGCGGCATCACTCGCGGCGGTCAGCATTTTCGCCGAACGATGCACTTTGAAACGCACGGCGGCGCAATGTTGAAAACCGATGATGGGGATTTGATTGACGCATCACGATTGCAATAATTCAAAACAACCCAAAACAACCCAATGGGTTAATCTCGGTTGTTTTCGGTTGAAAAAACAACCCAAAACAACCCAAAACAACCCAAAACAACCCAAAACAACCCAAAACAACCCAAAACAACCCAAAACAACCCAAAACAACCCAAAACAACCCGATATATGATATATACTAACGTATATAGTCTATATATATAATTATAATATAATATTATTTATTTTTATTCCTAACGTCATAAAAATAAAAATGTCAAAATTGAAATTTTGACTTTGTGTTTTTTTTGATGTTGAACAAAATTTTCAACGTGAAATGAGGAACGAAACGTATAAACAAATCGTGTCAACGTCCGGCATCAATTCGCCGGTAAATCGGCACACAAAATCCGGCGCGAATGAAAAACGCGTTAAATGCGTCAAATTTCGCGATGAATCGTTTGAATATACAAATTATCAACCGATGCCGATAAATCGCGTTAAACGCAAAGAAAACGGCAAAATCGGCGGTTTCGCGGAAATATCATGCCGACCGATGTTGAAATCGGCGGCAAAAATCAAAATATCGCAAATTTCAAAACATTGTCATATATGAGCCGAACACGAAAATACAATGCCGACACGATGTCGGTCATGGATAGATTTTTCATTGCGGTCGAGGCGTGCGTCAAGGCAAAAATCGTCAAAAACACGCGTGCATATTGTGCCGAAATCGGCATCGAATCAAATCACTTTTACATTCAACGCAAGGAACGCACGCGCGGTTACTTCGAGGTCGGTTGGGTTGTTCCGTTGATACGCGATTACGGCATTTCGCCGAAATGGTTGTTGACCGGCATCGGAACGATGTTCGCGTAACACCGGGAACGCAACGGCATACAAAAAACGTCCTCAAATGCCGAAATTCGGTGTTTTGAGAACGTTTTTTGTTCGTTTCGCGCACGGCACGCATAATGTTATTTCCGTTCGGCGGTGTCATCGTCATCGCTGCCGGTGTTGCCGAAAATGTCCGGAATCCGGGAAACGGCGGCTTGTTTGTTTTTGTCTAATACTTTTGCGTAAATTTGCGTTGTCGATAATTCGCGATGACCCAACAATTTTGACACAGTATAAATGTCCGTACCGATGTCTAACATCATCGTTGCGAACGTGTGCCGACCACAATGAAACGTGATGTTTTTATGTATTCCGGCACGCATGACCCACAATTTGATGTATTGATTCGTTGCGGACGGCGTATGTATATCGCCGAACACCTTATCGGTCGGTTTATGCGAACCGCGTTCGCCGATGAGTTCGGCGGCTTGCGGCGCGATGTCGATGTATTCTTGACCGCCGGTTTTCTTTTGCCGAAATATGATGCGCGTAAATTCGTTTTGCGTGTGAACCTCGCCCCACGTCAATTTTACGATGTCCGAACGCCGTAACCCGGTCAAACATGAAAACATGAACGCACGTTTGATTTCGGCGAAATCACAATCGGTTGCCGACAATCGGCGCAATTCATCAATCGTCAAATACATTCGCGTTCCCTCCTCGCCGCGAAATCCATCGATGCCGCGCATCGGGTTGTGTGCGATGATGCGGTCTTCGTATGCTTGATTCAAACACGCACGCAATTTGTTGAAATAAGATTGTTTTGAATTTTGTGACAACGGTTTTTTAATCGTCCGGACGCGGTTGTCTGAACCGAAAGCTTGTGCGCGTGTTTCGAGATAATCGCGAAATCCTTGCACCCATGCCGGGGTGATTTGCGCGAACGTGATGTTGCGATTGTGTTCGTACAATTCGAGATGTCGCAACGCCGAATACCAATTACCCCAATTGCCGCGCGATTCCTCGCCCAACCGTTTTTCGGTCATATCACGGTAATATTGGAAAAACAATGTTTGTTCGGCATATTGCGTTTTGAATCCGTATTCGCCGTTTTGAATTTCGATGATGCGTTGCGATTTGATTGAATTTGCAAGTTGCAATGTTTCGCGGTTTTTGTCCTTGTCCGAACGCGTGTGTTCCGGAATGAGGTACAATTTCAAAAATTCGTATTCACGAACGCCGTTCCGGTATATGTCGAGATACAACGACACGTTGCCGTTCGACAATGTTTTCCGGCGCAATCGCACCGGTTCTTTAATCGGTTGTTTTGTCATATCATTTGCGTTATTTGTTACTTTTGTTACTCGGCGGCGGTCGGGTAACAAAATAGTAACGCAAAGTTAGCATATTTATGACACACGCACAACACACGAATGTAATTTTAACGAAAATGCAATGTTCGGCAATACCTTATATTATACAGTGTTTATGTGTTGCGCCGATGTCGTTCGTGTGTTATGTGTGAATGACGTGAAAATCGGGGTTTACTTTCCTTGACAGAAAGTTGAACAATTTCTGTCGGCAATGTTTGCTGTATCAACAGCAAATAGAGATGTGGCTGTTTTTCCACCCACAAGCTTGTCAAGCATATTGCTGACTTCTTCAAATTGCTTTTTCATCTTTTTTAGATTTAATTTTGCCATTCGTTGGCCCCGACATTTTTTTAATTGTTATGCTCAATGTCGTCTCTACATCCGGAATATTGAGTTTGATGATGTAAATGTACACACTTTATCTTTTATTGCCAATAGCGATGCAATGAACC